TTCAGGTACACTACAAACTAATAATATTACTACTGGTTCTAATTCTACCGTAGGTATATTAACTGGTAAGTGGCAAATGGCCAGTGGCAGTACATTTGATGGAACTATTTCATTAAACACTGCGGCAACATTAGATACAACTAACGGTACATTGTTAGCAACTACATTGTCAACAGGATCGTCTAGCACAGCTGGTAGCATTATCGGTACATGGACCATTGCAACTAACAGCCAATTACAAGCTACATACGCTGACTTGGCAGAGTATTATGAAGGTGACCAAGAATACGAAGCAGGAACTGTGTTAGTATTTGGAGGAGACAAAGAAGTTACAACAACAACTATTATTAATGATACACGTTCAGCTGGTGTAGTAACAACTAATCCAGCGTATGTAATGAATGCAGAACAAACTGGTATTAAAGTTTGTATAGCACTTGCAGGACGAGTACCTGTTAAAGTAGTAGGTCGTGTTAAGAAAGGCGATATGCTGACAACAAGTGCAACTCCTGGATATGCTGTAAGAGCATTGAATCCAACATTAGGTGCTGTAATTGGTAAAGCATTAGAAGACAAAGACTACGGCGAAGCTGGAGTCATCCAAGTAGCTGTAGGGAGAGTATAATGACACAACAAACAATCAACATAGGCGCAAGCGCAAACGATGCAACTGGGGATCCGATACGTACTGCATTCAGTAAAGTAAATGCAAACTTTACTGATTTATATACTCAACTCGGTAATTGTGTAACAGCAAGTGGTCTTGCTAGTTCGCTAACCCCTTATGTTACAACTACCCAGTTGTCATCGACGTTAAGTTCTTATATACCTGGGCCTTATGCAAATGACGCGGCCGCGGCAACTCACAGCGTATCCGTAGGCTCGCCGTATTATCAGACTAGCGGACAGGTTTTTGTAAGATTAACATAATCGGTAAATATACTAAAGAGAATAAACATGGCCCAGCTAACAATTAACCTAGGATCTTACGCAAACGATGGTACAGGCGACGATTTACGCACGGCGTTTACCAAAGTTAACAGCAACTTTAATGATTTGTACTCGCAACTTTCTGGGTTGAACGGACAAAATATCGGATCAGGGACTGGTATATTTTCAGCAGATACTGCTGGAATTATGAATTTTAAAACTTTAACTAGCACAGGAAATACTGTTACAATTTCAAGCACTAGTAATACTGTTAATTTAGAATCAGTTACAAAAGTTCAAAGTGACCTTGTGCCCCAATTAGGTGGCAATTTAAACCTTGGCAATTACTATGTATATAATGGTAATATCCAGACCACCATTTGGGGACTTGATATACGAACATTGAACACACAAGTTCAAACATTACTAAGCACAGGACTTGGAGATCAAGGTACATTCCTTGCTCCGATAATAAACAATTTTGATTTAGGAACCTTTTAAGGTAGGAGAATAATAATGGCATTACAATTTAGACGAGGAACAAACACTGACAGGCTTACAATTACTCCTGCCGTAGGCGAACCATTATATACAACCGACACCCAGTTGTTATATGTAGGAGACGGTATTACAGCCGGAGGAAATTTAGTAAGCCATGTTAGTAGTGTAAATGGACTAACTGGGGCCGTTAGTTTAAATAGCGATCTAATTCCTGGCGGTTCTCATAATTTATATTTCACAAACACACTAGCCAATGACAGCGTTGGACAAATGATTGCGTCTGGTACATTGAATGGATTAACTGTTTCTTACAATTCTACCACTCATGCAATTACTATGTCTACAGTTAGTAATATACAGGCAGGAACTACAAATAGTCTAGCTTATTACGCATCAAACGGCACTACACTAAGTCCTAGTAGCAGTATTCAATGGACCGAAGGCGGAAACAATTTAAATATTACCAATGGTAATTATAGTTCAATTAGCAATTATTCTGGAGCTCAAAGTCTTACATTTAGTACGTATGCTAATAATGCACTTGGTAATAGCCTAGCATTTAGAAAAGCTAGAGGAACAAACATTACTCCTAGTGCACTACTATCAGGCGATACTGTTCAATATCTTAATTTTCAAGCATATAACGGAACATCATTTGAAAACGTTGCACAACTAATAGTAAACACTGTTGGAACTGTTACTAGTTCTATTGTACCTGCTGAAATAAAATTTTACACAAATGATGCGGCAACCGGCGCGGCAATGCCTAGATTAACATTGTCTGGTTTAAATTCTCCAGCAAGTTCAGTTACTATAGGCCCGTCATCTACTACAGACATAGGTAGCGGATCATTAATTATACGTCAAAGTAATATTTCTTCTTCGACACTTGCACCTTTAATTATATCAAATTACAATAGTGATACCAACGGTGCGGCCATAACTATGAGAAAATACAGAGGAACTTTTTTAAGTTATACCCCTGTATTACAAAATGATGTGCTAGCTCAAATTTCTGGTAAGGGTTACGATGGTACTTCGACTTCGTATGCCGCTCAGATACAAGTGATTGCCGATGGGTCTGTAAGTACTAATATTGTTCCAGGCGCTATTAGCTTCCTTACTGCTAATAATAGTGGCACGTTAACACAAGCATTAAAACTAGATCATTCACAAACAGCGTATTTTGGCGTAAACACTGCTAATAGCATTGTTAGTATTTTAGGAAATGGAACTACTGGTACTGCTACTTTAACTACAAACGTTACAACTGGAACTGCTAACGTGTTTGCAGGTGTTACTGGAACAATTAACATTGGTGCTTCCGGCAGTACGGCTGTGTTATCTAATGTTCAAACAAGTGGGTTAACACTTCGAAATGTTAATTTCATTGCAGTGTCTAGTACAGCAACTTATGCCTTAAGTACTACAACAAGTTACAATGTACTAGTAGTAAGTGCTACAGGATTGACTGTAACCATAACAATGCCGCCAAGCCCAGTTGATCAACAACTATGCAGTTTTACTATTGCATCTAACACAGTATCAACACTTAATATGACCGCAGGGCCAACTGTTATACCTTCATTTAATGGTAGTACAAATGTAACATCGGGAACTGTTTATCAATATGTATATCGTGCAAGTACTTCTACTTGGTATAGAAATTAATCTTAATGGAGCATGATTGATGGCTTTAAATGTCTGGACTGTAAGTTCTGGTATAAGTCTAGGGACATTTCCCGAAGAGCTAACACTCACTGTTGCGCTACCGGTACATAACACTACTGGAATAACATTTAGTGTTATTTCAGGATCGTTGCCCGGTGGTGTGCGTATTAACGGGACCAGTATCGCTGGAAATCCATATATTGTAGCTAATAATACAACTCATAGTTTTTGTATACGTGCTACCGACGGAGTTCAAATTTCAGATCGTAGTTTCTTTTTGACTATTACTGGAAACAATCAGCCTGAATTTGTTACTGCACCCGGCGATTTACCTATCGGACCCTCTCAACAATTTTATGTATTAGACAGTTCATATGTAAATTATCAAATAGAAGCATTTGATTTAGATACAGCAGTAGGACAAACACTTACATATTTTATTGCCAGTAACGATGGTGCATTACCCGCTGGGTTAACATTAAGTCCATCAGGTGTTATTTCTGGATTCATTGAACCAACTTTAAAAATTACACCAGAAGACGGCGATGGAACTTACGACAACAGTTATTTTGATGCAGTAGCATACGATTTTGCAAATAAACCAACAGATGGTTTTGATAGTTACAAATACGACGACGTGTTTTATGATTACAATTTATCAGCGGCACCTCCAACATCATTAAATGCAAACTATCAATTTAGAGTTACACTAACTGACGGTGTTAGTTATGCACAACGTATTTTTAAAATATTTGTTGTAGGCAATGATCAATTCCGTGCAGATAATACTGCATTTAACGGAGTAGCAGATGATTTTACCAGTGATGCTACTTACTTAAGAGCTCCGGTTTGGATCAGTAACAGTAATTTAGGTTTGTTTAGAGCCAATAACTATCTAACTATCCCACTTGCGTTGTATGATACTACCGCAGTTATTTTCAGATTAGAAACAACTAATGCCGAAGTGTATGCGGTTAGCTATCGTGTAGATTATCCAGATAACACAAAAGGTGGAAACTCATTAACTGTTGGAAATGTTAAAGGAACTATAACATCGGGTCAATACTTAACATTTGACAACTACTTAGATGGTGCGTCGGGCACAGTTTATGAAATCGAATCTGTTACAACATTAGTAAATGGTCAATACAGAATTACATTATACACTAATTTAGAATTAGATATTCCTAACGGCATTCCATTTTATATCGGATCACTTAGCGAATTACCAGTAGGTGCTAAATTTGATATCGAATCAGGTTCTGTATATGGAAGATTACCTTATCAGCCAGCCGTAACAGAAAATTATAAATTTACTGTGACAGCCACTAGATTAGGTGACACCATTGATGAATATTTGTATGCTAGTAAAACATTTACCCTTTCTGTTATCGGAGATGTAGATAGTGTTATCACTTGGAACAGCAATAGTCCTGCTAATTTAGGAATTATACCAGCAAACTATGTATGTACCTTAGCGGTAAGTGCAACTACAACTGTACCGAACGCGGTAGTAATTTATGAATTAGTCGGTGGAAGTTTGCCGCCCGGGTTGTCATTAAATCTCGATGGTGAAATTATTGGCACAACAAACCAATATAAAAATACTGCTACCGGTGAATTAGGTCTCACAACATTTGATATGGGGGCTATGACCTTTGATGGCAATAGTACTCTTATAGACCGTGTGTTTGTTGCGTCTATCAAAGCAAGAGATCAATTCAATTACAGCGCCATTACTCGAGATTTTACAATCATAGTAAGCACACCAAATAACGTAGCTTATAGCAATATAATCACAAAACCTTATTTGAAATCTGCACAAAGAAATGCATTTAAAGCATTTATTACCGATGATACAATATTCACTCCTAGTAGCATTTATCGTCCTAATGATTCAAACTTTGGTGTTCAATCTGATTTATCAATGTTAGTGTATGCTGGAATTCAAACACAAGATGCGGCTGCCTATATAGGTGCAATAGGTCTTAATGTTAAACAAAAACGATTCCAATTTGACAGTGTTAAAACAGCACAAGCAATAGATCCTAACACAGGTAATGTTGTATACGAAGTGGTATATGTACAAATGGTTGATCCTATGGAGCCTGACGGAAAACATTTACCTCTTAAAGTTACTAGCGATGGATTTGATTCAGACAACATAACAGTAGACAACAGTATTAATTTTTTCCAACAAAATTCCGCAGATCTTAATGCAAATGCTCCACAAAGTTTGAGAGACTTGCCTATGGTCACTGTGGACAGCACAGGTTACGAAGTAAGTAACCCAGCCCCTGATACGTTCTTTCCCAATAGTATCACGTTATGGCAGGAAAGATTGAGTGTTGTAGGTGAATCCGAGAGTAATTACTTGCCGTTATGGATGCGAAGTATTCCATCGGGTAGTAAAGCACAATTAGGGTACGTGCTAAGTGTTCCGCTATGTTTTTGTAAGCCAGGAACTTCTTCCAAAATTTTAACAAATATCGAATTTAGTGGGTTCGAATTCAATGCTATAGATTACACAGTTGACCGTTTCATAATAGACGCAGTTACCGGTTATCTAGGCGATAAATATCTAGTATTCAGAAACGATAGGATAACTGTATGACAAGTCAAATAAATTACTCAGCAATTAGCACAACTTACCCAGTAGCGGGCCAAGACAATGATAGTCAAGGATTTCGCGATAATTTTACCGCTATTGCTGCCGCGTTAGCTTCTGCGCAATCAGAGATTACAGATTTACAAACTAAAGCTGTAACTACTGCTACACTTAATTTGACTGATTCAAATACGTTTACTGCTACTCCAACTGTAAACAATTTGCTAGGAAGCACAATTGCCAACGGATTGTTTAATGAATTTTACGGCGTATTTTTCAATGGTGGAACAATTCCAGTTTCAGCAAACATTGATTTAACAAATGGTCCTATACAAAAATTTACATTATCAGGAAATGCTACACTGACATTTACCAATTGGCCAACTGCTGGACAATATGGACTTGTTCGAGTTATGTTAATCGGAGATCAAGTTTCTACTCGTACGGTAACTTTAAGTAGTTCCAACGCAGGCACTATTAGAACAGCCACAGGATGGTTAGGGCAAGCATTTAGTACCACTGCAACTGCAACTGCAATAACTGGATTTACTACAGCTACTACTTCGTTCATCACCGGTACAACTTTAACTGTGATTAGCACAGGTACTACATATTCTGGCGGCATCACAAGTCCTACAGTTGGAATGACTTTATCAGGAACAGGTGTCACTTCTGGAACTTATATTACCGCTGTAAACAATGCATCATTTTCAGGAACGATTACTGGAACTACACTAACTGTTAATACTGTATCAGCTGGTGCAATTAGTGTTGGAATGGCAATTACCGGTACTGGCGTAACCGCTGGAACATATATCAGTGCATTAGGAACAGGCATGGGCGGTATTGGTACTTATACTGTTAGTGCTAGTCAAACTGTTGCTACAACAACTGTCATGTCTGGATCAAGTTATACACTCAACAACAGTTTAACAGTTTCTGGTGTTGCTATTTCCGGAACTGGCAATTTAGTAACTGTTGGATCAACAGTTAACATGGTTGTTAATACTCCATTGTCTTTCACTAGCACACTTGGTAGTTTAACTACTGGAGTATATTATGTACTTGCTGTTATCAGCGGAACAACTGTAGTTGTTGGTCAGGCTAATATTTTAGGTGGCCCTGCAACAACTGTAACAAATACTACCGGAACAGCTAGTATAACCAGTAGTGCAAATACTGTTACATTAGGCACCATTGGTTTATATCAAGTTATCGATGCATGGTCTGTTGACGGTGGGGCAACTGTGTTTATTAAATTGTCAGGTACTTATTAATGCATCCATTAGCTGGAGATTTTTCAAATCTTAAAGATTCCGAAATAGAATCTAAAATTACTGATTTGACTAAAAAGTATTTTATGACTACTAATACAGCAGTTAAAACTCAAATTGCTAGTTTATTAGAAGATTATAAACAAGAAATTGGCAAACGTAGAAAACTACAATTGGATAAATTGATGTCCAATCGAGATAAAACACTTGACAATTTAATTAAAGTCAACTAAAATATAGGCTATGCGCCTAGATAAATTCGGTAATCCTATTTTTAATTCCGTCGATATATTCAAATTCCTATATCAAGGAAAGTTAACCAACCTCAAAGATCTTACAGTAGATTATACTGAAGACATTGAACAGTTGCAGGAAACTGCTGGCTTTTCGTTTCATCGGTTTAATGAACAAATAGAATCTATTGACATAGCAGACTTTGATCAAGCTCTACAAAGTGACTGGTTTATGCCAGAAGAATATCGAGATTTCGATGTAAAAGAATGGTGTTTAAATCGATGTACAACTCCAGAGCAAATTGCCCGGGTTAATGCTGAAATGACTGCTTACCAAGAACGTCATATGATTCCACTACTACAATGGACTAAACATTTTGTGGATACTTGCAACGAAAATGGCATAGTATGGGGTGTAGGAAGGGGTTCTAGTGTAGCTAGTTTTGTGTTATATTTGCTAGGTGTACATCAAATAGATTCTGTCAAATATAATTTAGACTGGCAGGAATTCCTGAGATAAGTAATATTATAATCTTAAGGAGATTAATATGGCAATGAAAGAACAACAACGTAAAGTGTATAAAAGTGCTAGAGGCAAAGAAGTTGACTTGAACAAGTTAATTGCCAAAAACGAATTAACACTTGCAGTAGGAAATGCTAAGGTAAACGCTCGTGGGGACAAAATTGGCCCAGGCGGCAAAATTATCAAAAAAGAGCAACTACAAGCTAGTAGTACAGGAATTCCTGATCAAATTAGTTCACCGGATGGCAATTAATGAGTAGGAAAGTATTATTAAGCAAATTAAAGCCGATCCGTAATAATATTATTGTTACTGATATGAACTTTGATGAAGTAAAAACCAAAAGTGGTATTGTTATTCTCAGTGATGACGGTAAGTCCGAAGGTGTTAGACACCGTTGGGGTAAAGTGCATGCAGTTGGGCCTGAACAAAAAGACGTAAAAGCAGGCGAATGGATTTTACTAGAGCATGGCCGTTGGAGTCGCGGATTTACTGTGTTAGATGACGATGGCAATGATATTGTTATTCGCCGTGGTGATCCGAACGCAATTTTAATAGTCACTGACGAAAAGCCAGAAGAAAACATGTTGAATACACACGGATCTCATTCTAAAGTGTCACACGCAACATTCGATCCTAGTACATTTGCTAGACCAAGTTTCGAACAATAAACTATTACATCGAGCAACAGGGCTATTGACTAGCCCTGTTTTCACCTGTATAATGTATTAAAGGAGAAAAGTATGGAAATTCAACCTAAAGACACAAGTCAAGGTCATTTTTATGTAAGCCTGGCAAAAAGTTTCCTGCGATTAACCGCATTTGTAACACTATTCCTAGCAGGCTCAGATCCTGTTTTGATGGGAGCATGGCTTAAAGTATCAGCGGGCTTTTTAGGTCTAGCTGAGTGTTTAGGAATTTTAGAGGAATTAGTATGAGAGAACTATGGGTAGAAAAATATCGTCCTAATACTATCGATGGATATGTATTCAGAGATGCGCATCAAAAAGAACAAGTCCAAGCATGGATCAAACAAAAATCAATTCCGCATTTATTGTTTAGTGGAAATGCTGGTATCGGTAAAACTACCCTTGCTAAAATTTTGTTTCACGAACTAGACTTAAACGATTTAGATATTTTAGAAATTAACGCTAGTAGAACAAATAGCGTAGAAGATGTTAGAGATAAAATTGTAAACTTTGTCCGGATGATTCCATTCGGAGATTTTAAAGTAGTACTATTAGACGAGGCGGACTATTTGTCCCCAAATGCTCAGGCGGCCTTGCGTGGAGTTATGGAAGAATATCACACCACTGCACGTTTTATTCTTACTTGCAACTATCCTAACCGTATTATTCCTGCTTTACATAGCAGATGTCAGGGATTCCATATCGAAAGAGTGGACATTACAGAGTTTACTGCTCGTGTTGCTACTATCTTAGTAGAAGAAAATGTCGAATTCGACTTGGATACACTGGACACATTTGTCAAAGCAACGTATCCAGACTTGCGTAAGTGTATTAACACCGTTCAAATGAACAGTTTAGATGGTAATTTGCACAGTCCAGAGAAAGGTGATACTGGTGAACAAGATTATAAACTAGAAATGGTTGCATTATTCAAGGCAGGAAAGATTGCCGAAGCACGTAAACTAGTATGCAGTCAGGCTCGTCCAGAAGAAATGGAAGAAGTTTATCGTTGGTTGTACGATAACATAGAAATTTTCGGTGAAGAGTCTGTACAAGACAAAGCAATCTTGATTATTAAACAAGGTTTAGTAGATCATACACTAGTAATTGATCCAGAAATTAATCTTGCGGCTACTTTAATTCGATTAAGTTATCTCTAAGATGTTTCAAATTCCAGAGTTTACAAAATTACCAATTATTATAATAAGCCCTCCAAGATGTGGTAGTGGGGCACTTGGGCATCATTTAGAAAAAACATTAGAGGTAAGATTTTTTAACGAGCCTAACTACACTCCTGATCAATTGGCAGAGTTTTTAGAATTCTCTAAAACAACTAATCGTTATATTTTAAAAATTCTAGGTAGTAGCATAGCAAGTATGCCTGATTGGTATATGGAAAAGGTATTTTCTCCAGAATGTTTCACTATTAAATTAAAAAGAAATAGCATAATATTTCAAATAGCCAGTCATTATGTTGCATATTTTCGAAATATGTGGTTTTATTCCGATAAACAATCGGAAGGCGATAATTATAATCGCCCTATTGATATTGATTTAGAAAAAATCGACTATTGTATAAACATGGTAAAGTATGATAATAATATTGTCAACAATCTTCAAACAGATGCAACCATGGTGTACGAAACATTCTCTCCATTATTACACCCTCAGGTACTAGCGGTAAAAACTCCTTACCCATCTAATTATCCATTAATTATAAATGCTGTTACAGAGAGATATAAATGACACAACGAATATTAATTATGGGATTGCCAGGTGCTGGTAAAACCACACTAGCAGAGCGATTGCGATCTTGTTTAGATGCACACGATAAAAAGACTGTTTGGCTTAATGCTGATAGAGTTAGATCGGAATACAATGATTGGGATTTTAGTGAAGCGGGCAGAATTAGACAAAGTAATCGTATGCGTGAGCTTGCTGACAAACTTGATGGTGATTATGCTATTGCTGACTTTGTTGCACCTTTAGTTGAGATGCGTAACAACTTCAAAGCAGATTGGACTATCTGGGTAGATACTATTAGGGAAGGACGTTACGCAGATACTAATGCCATGTTCCAAGAACCTGAGATATACGACTTTCGCATTACAGAACAAGCGGCAGAAAAATGGGCAGACTTTATTGCTGAACATATTTTGTATAATCGTAGACGTCCTGTATTTGATTGGAAGAAGGAAACTGTACAGATGCTAGGACGTTGGCAACCGTGGCACGATGGTCATCGCGCATTATTTGAACGTCTGCTTGAACGCACAGGACAAGTTGTTATTCAAGTACGTGATGTACAAGGATGGCAAGGTAGTAATCCATTTGAAGTAGAAAAAGTCAAATCGTTTATCAAACGTGACTTAGACCCGTTATATCAAGGACAGTATGAAATACAAGTTGTTCCTAACATTGTACATATTGGATGGGGACGTGGTGTTGGATACACATCCGGCGAAGAAACATTTGATGAAACAGTAACCGATATTAGTGCTACTAAGATTCGTAAAGAGTTGGGTATCTAAATACGAAAATGAATTGCTAGTAATTAGAAAGGGCTCCCTAGAGCCCTTTCACTGACAATCTAAAGTATTTCTACTTTATTCTCCATAAACCGCTAACACCTCCTTCACGGCATTATGGCGTTCGATGTCTTGAGCATCAAATTGAATTATATCAATATGCTCTAAATATTCTTGTTTGTTGAGTAGGTTGCAAAAATCAATCAGACCATTATCGCTCAATCGGTCTGCTTGTGCCAAATCTCCTGTTACTACCATTTTACTTCCCTCTCCTAGACGGGTTAGTAGCATTTTCATTTGATTTACTGTGGCATTTTGCATTTCATCTGCAACTATGTATGCGTTCTTAAATGTGCGTCCACGCATATACGCAAGTGGGCTTATCTCGATAACACCTTCCTCTAGCATTTTTGCTATTTCCTTAGTTTGATAGTATTCGCCCAAGACATCAAATATAGGTCTTGTCCAAGGTGCCATCTTTTCATTTAAGTCACCTGGTAAAAATCCTAAATCCTCATCTACGGACACGGCGGGTCTTGTCACAATTATCTTATCAACCTTGCCTTCCTGAAATAACTTAACCCCGAACTGTACAGCCAACATGGTTTTACCCGTGCCGGCAGGACCAATAGCAAGTACTATGCTAGTGGACTCTGAATACAATTTGCTGAGATAGAGTTTTTGATTGGCATTACGTGCATTAATGCTCACACGTTGCTTTTTCGCCGGAAGATACGGCTGGAAATCAATTATGTTAACTTCTGATGTAAAACGCTTTTTCACTCGTTGTTTACTCATTAAAGTTGCTCCTACTTTACTGTTAAAGTAGGACTTGTAGTGACCGCCTTTGATAACTACAGAGGTCCTACACTATTATTTAACGAATACGCAAAATAATAAAGTGTTATGTTATGATTTCAAACCAGCTAAATAAACTATAGAGGAACCGCTATGCACCACGATATATTAGACGTTATACGCAACATTGAAGATCTATATGAAAACAACAGTAGCCTTGCTGTTTTGAAGGATTTTGAACGAGTTTTTGAAGAGATGGACATGTATGTCTACGAAAACTGGGAAGATGGTGAGCTAGCATACGGTCCTAAAGTTGATCGTCATTGGATTACAGCTGGGTTTATGTGGGAAAATAATAAAATGCCTAACCCAGTTGCCGCAAAGCGTTTAACAGAATTAGGCTGTAAAGTAACTTATCAAAAAAGCCATTTGTTAGAACCACGCAAGATTCGTACTAAAGAAGATATTCGCCCTAATAGCAAAAAGGGTAAACTAGATCGCAAACCTATATGGATCGTAGAAATTACTATGCCTAAGAAAGTGGCATTCGATGTATATAAAGGTTACATGGATAAATTAAAGAACGAAAATAAAGAACCTGCAAGCGCACCAAGCGGCGGAACACCTCCACCAGGAGCACCGGCACCAGCGGCGGCACCAGCTCCTGGAGCACCAGGAGCACCGGCAGCAGGAACAGGCGGCGGTGAAGGAGCACCAGTATGAAAATAGCAGAAAGTCTACGACCCGACGACCTCCGCGACCTAGTTAAAAAAGTTTTTGAAATTGATAATTTTAAAAGTAAAGTAGGCGATGACGAAGACGTTTGTGTATTAAGTTTTACTGTTGACTCTGAGGATCCTGCGAAAGATTTAGAAAATTTTATCGAGATGGGTTACAATTTTGTACTAGATGCAGATTGTACCGAAGGCGAATTAGATGATGGCAAGTATCGTGTATACGTTGAAATAGAACGTGGCAGACACCTTGCAGAACAAATATTTGAAATAGTAGAAGGCGTTAAAAAAGTAACAGGATTAGATTCTTTACGTTTCCGTTATTTTAAAAATTTTAAAAGCGAAGAAGCTACTTTAGAAAATTTATCTGCTACAGTACCAGCTGATAAAAATGCGTATAAAATTGCAACTTCAGAAAATAATTTAAATAATTTTTCTGAATTTTTTAAACGTAGCTATGCAGACAGTATTGAATTGTTAGATGAATCTATTTCATTTAGCAGAATTTATAGTGGAACTGTAACATTTGACATTATAAATAGTGGTAATAAGAAAGATGTATACGACACAATCAAAGGTCCAATCATATTAGAAAGTAAAGACATGGCTGAAGTTATGTTTTTAACAAAAGTTATCGGTAATTATAATATTAATAAAATTAGCGATATGTTTATATTTGAAAATAATGACTGGGCCGTTGTACTAAAAAGGAAATCCTAATGGCAGACTCATTCAATTTCGACTTTACACAAGACAAACTAACAGCAATTTTACAAAACAATCCATACAGTCAACACTGGTATGAAGCATTGTGCAAAATTTTGCCTGATTACGATATTAATACCGTTCCACGTGTTGCGGCATTTTTAGGACAAACCATGGTAGAAAGTGCAGGATACAAAGCACTAGTAGAAAATTTAAACTATCGTCCAGAAACATTAGTTAAAATTTGGCCAAGTCATTTTCCTAATATGGAAGTAGCTAACCAATATGCTCACAATCCAGAGCGTATTGCTAACAGAGCGTATGCAGGACGTATGGGCAATGGTCCAGAAGCATCTGGAGATGGATGGAAGTTTTGTGGTCGCGGATTAATTCAAATTACCGGAAAAGATAATTATAATCGTTTTGCCGAAAGTATCGACACTCCATTAGATGATGTTCCGGAATTTTTAGGAACTTTCGAAGGTGCTATACAAAGTGCTTGCTGGTTTTGGGAAAATAACAATCTTAACGAACTAGCAGATGCGCAAGACATTTTAGCTATGACTAAAAAAATTAATGGTGGTACACTAGGCTTAGAAGAACGTACTCAACACTATCGAAACGCATTACAAATATTGGGCGGATAATGCTTACTTGGATATTTGAACAGCTAGTCGGTGATTTACCTAACTGGATATGGCCGGCTGTAGCAGGTGCCGGGCTTGCTATGTATTTCTTTGCAGGAATACTAAGTCACATTCCCACATTTAAACCTTATACGTTTTTTATCAAACCTGTTGGTTTATTAATTACATTTGCAGGTATCTTCTTATTTGGCGGTAG